TTTTTGCTCATTGCTTAGGACAACTTTTACTATGCGTTTTCTGGGCATTTTTAAGCCTTCAGTGTATTCTGTATATTTAGTATATCAGAAACACTTAAAAGACTTACTCCACAAAATATCAATGGGAAAATCAAAAATGAAAACTTTACGCATATCAGACGACGTCCACCAGAAACTAACAGCCCTATTGGGCGAGCTTATGGCCCAAACAAGCAAAATGCAAACATATCAGGATGCCATTGAAGCCATGCTATACCAGTCGGTGATACTGCCACCTGAACTCCTAATCGAGGTGGAACGTTTCATTCAAACCCACAGGGGGAGGGGCTATACAACAAAGGAAGAGTTCATACGCCAAGCAGTACGCTTCATGCTGAAGTGGGAGTCAGGCGAATACGAGTATGTGGAAATCCCAAGGGAAGACTATGAGAGGCTCAACAAAGCCCTAAGGGAGATTGACACACCCTACACAAACGCCGAAGACTTCATTTATAGGCAGATTCAAAAAGCCCTAGAACAATACGAGGAATGGCGGAAAGCAAAAGAAGGCGAGAGAAAACGCCAATGAGCCGCGCAGTGCTTTCAGCCATCCTAACCCAAATCGGCATAATACTGAGCGAAACAGAAAAAGAACAGCTTTACCATGAGCTTTTAGCCTATTTTGGGCTTGTCGGCGCATTAAACGAGTGTCAAGCCTTGGAAAGTGCTTGGCAAGACCCGTATAATAGGCGGGAGATGGAAGATTTCATAAGGGCTTGGCTTAGGCGAAGACAAAGGCGGAGAGAAGAACCGCTAACATGGGTGGTCTAGCATGGCCTTTGATGTTTCACTAATTGCGGGCATAATCATAATCCTAGTTCTCGTGCTCTTCCTCCTAGTTTTCGCTTTTATGGCGTTATCCTTCTTCAGGTGGATTAAAGCATCAGCCTATTACGAGAGTCCTCCAGCCATAAAAATTGAGGAGTACGCTTGTCCAAAATGCGGCTCAAAGGAACTGGAACTCATCGGAAGGCGAACAATGAGGTGCAAGAAATGCGGAACAATATTCACAATACGCACAGGCGCCGCTGAAGAATGCTGGATTGTATGGCCTTTCTTCTGGTTCTTCCCATTCATATGGTGGAAAACAAAAGACTAGCCTTTTATTCATAGATTCTTTTTCTTGGTCCTACATCCAAGAAAACTATTGTTTTCTCTTTTTCATCTATCAGGTAGATTATTCGGTATTTGCCCACTCTCCATCTCCAAAGTCCTTCAAGCTTTCCCCGAAGTTTTGTGCCGATGTACGGGAATTCTGCAAGTTTCTTTATCGCTTCAAAAATTCTTTCTTTTTCGTTTTTGGGCAAGCGATTGAACTCTTTAATGAATGCTTTTGTAAAAGCGAGTTTATATGACAATTTAATCCTTCATTAATGTTTTTCTGATTTCTTCTGGGCTCTTTGCGGTCACATACTCTCCTTTCTGGTACTCTTTTAGGCTTCTCCTTATACGCTTTAAACCCTCTTTATTCATGAGCTCCTCTAACGTTGCCAAGATTTCCTCTATCTTGGCAAAGTGTTCATAAAGCTCCTTTAATAATGGCCGTGGAACCGAAACACTTTCGGTCACAGTACCACCATCCATCTATGTAAAGCCACGTGAAAGGTAATAAAGTATTCTGAAGGTTTCAAAATTTGTTGTTTAGGCCAACGTGCTGGGTCTTGTTTGGGTCAATCTATTGGCCCGTGTGTGGTACAGTTCGGCTTTTCATTTTCTTTGTTGTATTCTCCTCTTGCTGAAAATGGCGTGGAGGGCTGGTGTTCCGGGTTTGCCTTGGGAAGTGTCCGCCAACTATATTCGTAGTGGTCATCGCAGTCCAGACGATTTTGAGCCGGATAGCCTTCGCACGATAGTGCTTTCTGAAGCTGAGGGTATTAAGGCCGTCATAGGTAAGCCTAAGGGTGGTAAAGATGCTGCGACTGAAGTGGTTAGTTTTCTTTTTGATGTTTCTAAGGGCTGGACCTTGGAAAAGGCTAAGGAATGGTTTGAGCGCCATCAAAAGCCCAGCGGCGGGAAAGAGCATTTCTACGCTGTTTTGCCCTTTAAGGTGCTTGAGAAGATTGTTGATAAGCCACTGCGCATTCGCGGCATAGCCCTAACCGCTGGCATGAGCCGAAACATGAACATTTACTTGCCCGAGGAGCTTGAGGCTTTCGCCAGCCGGCTTGTTTCTGCGCCTGTTTATGTGGAGCATGTGGCTGCTTCTAATGCTGTTGGCAAAGTGGTGAACCGCCCACTGGGATGGCAATAGCCTATGGTATGAGGCTGAAATCTACGATGATGAAATTGCCGAGAAAATCCGCAAAGGCTTGATTAGGCATGTGAGCATCGGCGCCGATTACGAGAGGCTTGATTTTGTTGATGGCAAAATCCCAAGAGGCTTGCACAACGCAGAACTAAGCCTTGTGGCTGTTCCGGGCGTGCCAGAAGCCAACATCCAAATTTTGGAAAGGCTCCAAGAGCAGGGCTTTGACCCCATAGCCTCTGGCGAATACATTCTAGGATTTTACCAGCCGTTGGAAGCTTTCCTGCCGGAGCATTTTAGCACTGTTTGGCTTGACCGGGAGAATGGCGTACTAGCCATCATGGGGCGTCCCAGAGCCCAGCCGGACACCAGCCTTGTCCAGAGCATATTATTCGCTAAGGGGAAGATGTGGGATGAGCAGAAAATCAGAGACTGGCTTAGCCTGCATCCAGCCTACATGGCGCCAGTTCCAACAGCCAAAACACTGAAGGAGGGCGGGATTGGGAAAATGACCCCATGCCGAAAGCCTACATCTAGGGGCTTGGTTGAGCGTGTCTGGAGCCGCAAATACATCAATTCTCTTCCAGATGACTGCTTTGCCTATGTTGAGCCCGGCGAAAGGGACGAGTCTGGGCGGACAGTGCCGAGGAGCAAGAGGCACCTGCCCTTTAAGGATGCTGAGGGACGCATTGACTTGCCCCATCTGCGGAATGCCCTGGCTAGGCTTAATCAGACACAACTGCCGGAAGAAGCCAAGGAAAAGGCTAGGCGTGTTCTATGCGCCGCTGCCAAGCAGGTTGGCTTAAAAAGTGAGGTTTGCGGCACAGAGGAAGCGAAAACCGCTGACAGCGACTTCAGCATCGTTTTAGACGCTTCTGGTGTAGCGTCGGAACCAACCCTAGACGATGTTATTGCAAGCACAGAGGCGGTTCTTGGTGAGGTTGAGGATGCCATAGAAGCCCTAACAGCCAGAATTGAAAGGCTCGAAGCCTATGTGAAGGCTTCCAAAAATGTTGGCAGTAGCGGCGGTGATAGAGGCAGCATCAGTGCTGCTTCTGGGGCTGAGGGCTTATTGGTTAAGAACGCTAAGCCTATGATTCCAGTTGAGGATGTTGCGAAGATGATAAGGGATGTTTTGCCAAGCCCGATGGTGGAGAGAAGCTGGGGGCTTGGTCCCCAAAGGATGTGCCAGGAACTTCGAGGTGTGCTTCACAAACTGAGCAAGCTTGAGGGAGTGTTGAAGCAGGATGCCATTAAACGTTGACCATGTTTTCGCGGTTGCTTTTGCGTGTTTGGGAGTAAGCCAGGATGAACTGGCTGAAACCGTAAAGATTTTGCGTGAAGGAGGATGGATAGCTTATGGCTGACAACACTGGTAAGCCTTGGATGGGCATAGGCGAGACAGACGACCCTAAGGCTGTTATTGAGACCTTTGAGGCTGCGGCAGCCGTAACAAAGGGCGACCCAGTCTACTTAAGTGCTGATGACAAGGTTAGCCCAGCCACTTCGGCTCAGGACTGCATTGGCATAGCCCTAAAAAGCGTTTCAGCCGGGGACCCTTGCCCAGTGCTTGTTCGCGGAAGGGTGAAGGTGAAGGCTGGAGGAACCATAACACGGGGTAAAGCCGTTTATGGTGCAGATTCCAGCAAGCGCATATTGCAGTTAACAGACCAAGCCGTCAACGAGGGTGGAACAGCCACCTACACCATTTACTATAATCGTAAGCTTGGGTTTGCTTTGGAGTCTGCTTCGGCGGCTGAAGACCTCATCTTCATCTACGTGGAAAAGTAGGGAGAGCAAGCCATGAAACCGAGGCTTTTTGAGAGTTTGATGGAGACGGACGGCGAGTTCCGCCAACTCATGGAGAACTTAAGCCTTAGGGCTAGTACGCATCCGTTTTTGAGGCGCTATTGCGAAGTAGCCTTAAAGGAGAGGCTTTTCAGCGACACTGTTGGCGCTTTGGGGCATATGCATGACACGCTGGTTGAGGCAGCCTACCCAGAAATGATTGGCAGAGAAATTGTCATGGTTCGTCCCACAACAGAAGCCATGGAAAGGTTCCCATTAGACGAGAAGGCTGTGGCTTACCGTTATGCTGAGGGCGCCTACACAAGATTGAGCGGCAAAAAGGTCAGCACAGTGGACGTTTACACAAACATTGTGGCTGAGGCTTCTGAAGTCTGGACAAGGGAGTTCCTAGAAGACGCCACCTGGAATGTTATGGAAACCATGACTGAGAAGGTTGGCAGAGCCTTGGGCGAGGCTGAAACCAACAAGATTCTAGCCATGTACGGCTCTATTGCCAATGCGGATTTGGCTGGAGGAGCCCCAATAGACAATGGTGGGCAATCCCTAAACTGGAGTGGCGTTGTCAAGCTTCACAACGCTGTTAGGGGCGAGAACTGGCGTCCAACAGTGCTAGCCCTAAACGAGGTTCAGCTGCACCAGCTCTTAAACGATGACAAGTTCATTCATGCACAGTACTTGCCTTCGGAGCATGTGGATTTGGAGAGGGGCGTTGTGGGCAGCGTTTTGGGAATGAAGGTTTTGGCAAGCACCCTAGTGCCAAACGGCGTGGCTTACGCCATCGACACGCGGGTGGCTGCGGTAATGCTTCTCCGCAGAGACATAACAGTGGAAGACTGGGAAGACCCAAGAACAGGTGAATTCGGCGTTAGAGCAACAACCCGCTTCGGCTTAGGCGTATTGCGAAGCAAGGCAGTAGCAAAAATGGTCAACATAAGCACTTCGCTATAGCCCTAACGCCATGAAAAGGCTAACCCTAGAATGGTGGCGGGTGCACTTTTAATGGAAACGGTTGAAGCAAAATGTCCCAAATGCGGCAAAACCTACCACTTGCGAAGCAAAAAAGACTCTATAATCTGCGACTGTTGGCAGATCTGCCCAATATGCGGGGAGGAGATGACGCCATATACGCCTGAAACTGCACCCAAAACCTATGGGCTGGAAGGTTTGAGGGAAATGAAGGTCCTCATGGTTTGCACCCGCCACCACCCCCATTTTTATGGCACACAAAAACCAGTGGAGGTTCAAGCTGATGCGTAAGCTTGGCGAAAGGCTCCACCTGGCAAAGATTGTTCTTTCAGAACTTAAAAAACGCCCGTTAGGCAGGACGGAGCTTGAGAAGAGGACAATCCGCCAGTTTGGAACCCATAGCGCCTTCGAGGGGATATTCCGCTACCTTGTTCAGGGCGGCTACATAGCGAAAAGCAAGGGGCGCCACCGAGCTCCATACATGATAACAGAGAAGGGGTTGAAGCTTCTGGAGGGGTTATAAGGCTTATGAACAGCATTTTAAGACGCCTTGTTGAAGCCTTCACTTTGAAGAGGCGGAGCGGCTTCGCCTCAGCAGAGCCTCAAACGGTCTACGAGACTCCAAGCATCCCATTGGCTGACGTTATGAGGCTTTATGAGAGGGATCCAGCGTGTAAGGCAAGCGTAGACCTATTGGCAGCTTCAGCCGTTGGCATGGGCTTCTACACAACTGTAAACGAGAAATATGAGAAGGCCGGGGAAGCCAAACGCCTCATAGACCAGTTTAATGAAGAGGCTAATTTGGACACGCTTTTATGCGACATGGCGAGAGTCCTAATCGCATGCGGAAACGATTTCTGGCTTAAGATAAACCCTGAAAGGCTCACAAGCCTCCAGAGGCTTCCAGTGGACGCCGTAGAAAAAATCGAGTACAGCCTAATCCGCGAGGGCGGGCTGAAACTTCCCTACAGGGTTGAGGGCTACAAGCTTCGCTTGGCTTATGGCGGTGAAACCCTAAACCCGGAGGCGGTTATCCACTGGCGAATAAACTGTTTGGGCTCTTCTGGTTTTGGAACAGGCGTTTTGCAGGTTTTGTTGCACACGCTTGGATGAAAGCAAAAATTGAGCGCATAATGCCAAAAATCTTTGAGAAGTATGCCGGACCAGACGTTTTGGCTCTTTTGGAGAGGGCTGACGCTAGCACCATCCAGAAGTTTGAGAAGGCCATCAAAAGCCGTCCAGAAGAGGGCGTATGGCTATTTTACAGCGGAAAGGGCGACATAAAACCCCTCACAATAGATCCAAGGGCAAGATTCGAATATTACATCGACTACATTGTGAACCAGTTTTATCTTGGCTGTGAAACGCCACTGCCAAGGCTTTTCAGCACTCCGGGCTTTACGGAAGCCAGTGCAAAAGCCGCCTTAGAGCTGCAGGACATGCTCATAAAACCCATTCAGCGTTATATTAAGCGTCAAGTGGAACACGCCGTTTTCAAACTCGTTCTTCTTCAAGCGGGACTTGACCCTATTGAGGCTGGGGTTCGCCTAAACTGGGGTTCTCCAAAAACGCCTCAAGTTAGCGTTTCCGACATGCTTCGGGCTGCCGAGTTGGGGCTTATCCGCTCAGAAGAGTTTCGTAAAAACGCCTTAAAGTGGGGTTGGGAGTTGTGGGAGCACTCCGAAACCATTCCAGAAAAGCGGAAGGAGGCATAAGCCCAATGCTGTTTTTCTGTTTTGTGCGTGTCTTCTCCTTTCTCCCCTCGAAAAGTGTACACGCATGCCTCCTCCCCTTCTGGGGTGGCGGAAGAGCCTTGGAAAAGGCGTTAAAAATTAAGGAGGTGGATGGATGAACCTTCTAAATATCGGCTTGGGTGTGGGCGCAGCCTTAGCCTACGCCTTTCTGGGATTTGCAGCCCAAGACAAGCCCTTCAACTGGCGGAAGTTCCTTAGAACAGTGGCTATAGCCGCCTTTTCGGCGCTTGGCTTGGATTTGGCTGGCATGACCTTCGATGTTTACACAGCCCTAGTTGGACCCACAGCCATAACCGTGTGGCTTCAGAAACTCGTGGACACGGCTAAGCAATGAAAATTTGGAGTGTGGCATAAGCCTATGGGTCAAGAAGTGCCGTACTGGCGTTATGAAGAGGCTTTTAAGGCTGTCCACAGTGCCCTAAGTGGGCTTATGGCTCCGCCAAGCGGTAAACGGGTTACGCGACTGGCTTTTACTTGGAATGCGGACGGCACTGTCAGCACGATTAAGGCTTTTATGGGCAATGAATTGCTTTTCACCCTCACCTTTTCTTGGAATGTGGATGGCACCTTGCGGGAGGTGGCTCGAACATAGGCTACACGTGAGCCTATGCGGGAAACCAGATTGGAAGGGAGGTAGATGTGGTTGAGTCAAAATGTCGGCGCGTTGGTGAAGTATCGTGTGATTAAAAGGCGGGTTGGCGAGCAGAAGCCTTATGCCATAGACGAAAGCGAGCACAACTGCTTCCTCATTGAAGGCATGAGCGCCATGTGGAACTTGATATTGGGCTTGACAGAAACACCCTTCAACAGCACTAACGCATATATCGGTGTCGGCGATGGCACAACTGCTGAGAGCGAATCGCAGACGGGGCTTCAAGGCACAAACAAATACTATAAAGGCATGGCAACTGGCTACCCGAAAGGGCCAGCGGATGCGGGTGACAAGAAGGCTGTTTTCCGCAGCGTCTTCACGGCAGATGAAGCTAATTTTGCTTGGAAAGAGGTTACCGTGGCTAATGGCAATAGCGATGCGGCTAAAAACATGCTTCGTATAGTGGCGGACAAGGGCACTAAAAGCAGCGGTGAAGAGTGGACGGCTGAAGTGGAAGTACAGTTCCAGAACCCAACATAGCCTTTTAAATGGTGGTTTAAATGGCTGAAGCTATTTCCAAAGACGTGCTTCTCGACAAGTTAAAATCTTTGAAAAAAGATGTAGACGTGATAGTTTTCAAAGAACTTTCCGTCGGCGGCTATGTGGGCATAACAGCCAAAGATTTCGCTGAAATGCTTAACTGGATATTGAGGGGCAAGGTTGTCGAGGAAAATGTTGTGGGCTATGCGGAAGATGGCACGCCAATAATTGAGCGAAAAGAGCGAGACCCAACGCCAGAAGAGGTTAGGCAACGATGGCAAAACAGTGGCTACGTTCCGATATTTAAAGAGTGGTTGTCTAAAGGCATCATTAAGCTGGCGGATTTGAAAGAGTTGTTTGGTGATGTGTCATGGCTGTAGGCGATGTTAAAAGCGACTTGCAAAGCATAGCGGCTGGCGCTTTCTTGGCTATTCAGCCGCCAAGCAGCGAGGAATGGGTTATCCATAACATTTACCATGAGCATGACGTTGAACTGCACTTTTACGATGGAACCAACAGCCTTGCTTTTGACACGGATGCTGGTGCAGGCGTTTATGCGAAATATGCTTTTCACGTGACTAACAGCCGCTATATCCGAGTGAAAAACACGAACACTTCAGCCCGCTTAATAGGTTATGATGGTGTGCAGACCAAATGACAAGGCTAACACCATTACTGACAAGCAAGAAAACCTTAACTGTTTCTTATGCTACTCCAAGAGAAACCCTTTTAGGCACGCCTGAAACTTTGCCTACAAGCGAGCCGACAGACCCGCAAATTGCTTATACAGTTCAAGAAAGTGACCTTCCAACTTTCAATCCTAAACCTTACAGCGTTATTTATCTTGCCCGTTTAATCGTTGGCGGGCAATTCATTACTGCTGGAACATGTTATTGGCGTATGATTAAAAATGGGCAAAGCGTAAACAATGGCAGTTTTAGTGTTTCTGCAAACTACTATTACGTTATCGAGGCTGGATTTTTGGACGTGAAGGTTGGCGACGTTTTGGGTTTGAAACTTTGGAGCAGCGTAAGTGACAGCAATTGGGACAGAAGCGCCATAGAAGTCCATCCAAGCCGAATCTACCCATTAAAATGTAAGTTTTACAGAAATGTGGATATTGTTTGTGTTGGAAGCACTACATTTCAAAACTTCTCTGCAAGCGTTTCTGGCTCTCTAGGTTATACATACTTATATAATGGACACAGTTCCTTTGATTATTCTTCGAACTCAACCACTGGTTTTACATTGTCAGGAATTAAAATCTTTGGAATAGTTGACCCTTATGGAATGATTAGAACGGCTTTTGGCGATGCCACAGTTTCAAACACTGTCCGTAATGCCACGAGTAGTTCAAGACCGGGTGTTTATAGGTTTCCAGTTCCATCACAAATAACCTTTAGAGGCATCTTGCTTGACTGACATTAGCGAATACGGCGACGTAATGATAAACGCCTATCTTGACGAGTGGGGACGGCGGAAAATAGACGGTTTGCTGGAAGATGGAACACGAATTTTAATCGCTGCCGCACTAATAATTAAAACTTGGACAGCCCTTTTAAACACAAGCCACGTTTTCGCCAGACCATACCGCCTTTTTAAACTGTCTCAAGCCTTGCAAACATTAGCTTCGTGGACGCTTCCAATTCCCGCTGCTCTAAAACAATGGCTTGCAACCCTTCAAACAAGCCACGTTTTCACCCGACCATTTAGGCGAATAGGCTACACGCAGCAATTACAGCCAACCCACGTTTTCCATCGCCCAGTAAGAGTCATCCGCTTTCCGGCACCTCTACAACTAACCCACCTTTTCAATAGACCAACACACTTCATGAAGCTTATTGAAAAACTAACACTTGGCTACGCCTATTTCGTAACTGTTCCGGGTGTGAAGAAAACAAAACTTTTCCTTGTTATTGGAGATTTAGCCGTTCAACTTTCCGGAAACTAAATCTCCACCTTAAACCGGTACATTACGTTCTCGTCTATAATGTAGAATGTGTGCTCCCTGTTTTCAGCCACATGAATTATTGGCTTTGCAAGAATTTCAGCAATTTTCGCCAACTCCTTTAAGTCCCTAACCGTTATTGTTGTCTGAGGTAAGGTTCTTGAGGCTTCAGCGGTTTCAACAATCAAGTCCTTGTATGGCGCCGTAATCTTTTCCAATGGCTTTCCAACAGCGGGCTTTGTCCTTATATAGAAGAGTGTTGAGAAGGCAAGCCCGGCGAAAGCGGTTGTTAGTAGGATGTAGGAGGCGTAACGTTGGCTAATAACCCCTTGATGGGTCAACTTTTCAGTTTTTGTTATTGCGCCAGCCTTTGACTGGTGCAGTGGCTCAATAACTGTTATTTCACCCTTTTCTGTTCTCTGGAAAGAAACCGTTAGGGTTGGCGTAAAAATCTGATATATATTTCCAGCTGTTGTATTGGCTCTGACGGTGAAGGTTGGCTTTATCTCTAGAGTGTATGTTGTGGTGCTCGTCCCTATTTCAGCATCAATCCTCGCTTTCAACTGGTCCAACATTGTCTTTTCTATTGTTGGAAGCAATATCTGGGTTTGCGTCTGGCTTGTGGTGTTCGGGGCTGTCCTGCTTATTTCATAGGTCCATGCTGAAGCCTTAATGGTCCGCGTTACACTGTAGCTTATTTGAACATCCGTCAGCGGCTGGTCTGCCTTGAACTCGTATTTTAGGGTTAGGTTTATGTGGCGAACGATTCTTGTGTAAAGGTTTTCATACTCCGTGCCTATCACACTTTTATTATCATAAACAAGGTTTGGCACCTGAACCAAAGCCAAATAATCATAATCCGCCACGCTTTCATAGGTGCAAAGCGTCTCCGTTTTAACCTCTTCTATCGGAGTTTGATGCACCGTGTAAAATGTTATAAGCGCAACTACTGTCAGAACTATAAATATTGCGAGGAGAACTGTTGTCTTTTTGATTTTCCTCAAACTTTCACGCCGTCCTAATGCCTATATTCTTAAGCATGTCTCTTCAAAAATGTTTTGTTTCCATACTGGATAGGTGTCGCACCAGCCAAACCAAATATCGAAGTCTAGTTTTAAATTTTGGTATTGCCGTAAAAGAGAAATGGGGATTCTTATTGCTGAATAGTAGGATTGCCCTTTTAGGCATATTAGGCATAATGTTTGTAGTGGCGGTGCATCGTGGTGTTTTGACAGCCTTTGGCTGGGGTAATGGCGGCTACAGTACAGACCCTAACAACCCAAAATATGGAACGCATGACTGGATTGCTCAGCATGGCTTGGATTGGCTCCCACAAGCTGAGAAACAGTTCATCCTCGAAAACCTTGCCACATACCTTTATGGGACGGAGCTTCCAGACAACAAGAATGCCCCAGACGGAATAGGTGACACCACCAAGCATCACGTCTACTTTTTTGCTAACGGTTCCCTACAAGATGACATTGGGGCAGTGCGCGCCCAAGAGGAATATAACAACGCCTTAAACCTTTACATGTCTGGGCAAACAGTTGATGCTGTCAAGCGTCTTGGAATAATGACCCACTACATTGCGGACTTAGCCGTCTTCGGGCACGTTATGGGCTCTGGAACAGACTGGGGCGCCGAAACCCACCACAGCGACTATGAGGATTATGTGGAGCGGAGAACGAACAGCTATGATGACGATTTTAACATTTTCCTCCATTTTGACGGAAGCCTAGACGTAATAACCGCCTACGACGCTGCGCTTAACCTTGCCTATGACACAACTTTTGACATTGACGGCGACCTAACATGCGTCTGGATGGACCAAAACTACAACTGGAGCGATCCGACTTTCAGAAACCGCTGTGGTGAATCCCTAAACTTGGCAGTCAACCTCATAACAGACGTCTTGCACACTTTCGCAATGGAAACAGACAGCACGCCACCTCAGATAGGCATACCCATCCGCGAGCCTCAAGGCGATGTCCAACCCTTCCAAGAAGTGAAGATTTCTGTAAACGTCACAGACGCTGAAAGCGGAGTTGAAACCGTAATACTATCTTTCACAACAGATGGGGGCGCCACCTGGGAAAACCGGACGATGGACTTTAATGCTTCAACAAGCCTTTACGAGGCTTTCATACCCGGACAAGAGGCTGAAACAACGGTACAATTCAAAATCATCGCTTATGATGTTGCCGGAAACATGGCGGTGCTAGACGGAGAACAATCCTACTGCATTTACGTGGTTGTTCCCGAACTAAGGCTTATTCCCGTGTTGACATGTCTTGCCCTCGCATCCACATTTTCATGCATCTTCAAAGCTAGAAGATTGAAAAGTCGAAAATAATTCGTCCTCCCCTTTTTCTCTCGGGCTTGTTAAAGGCTTAAAATAATAGTCCTTTTTGTTAAATGCTTAAATTTTAATGCTTTTATTCAAATATGGCTAAAATTTTTCCTTTTAAACGTGAAAATTGTTTAAATTTTGCCTTTTCCACCTATAGCCTTTGGAGGCTGGCTTGTTGGCAAACGTCTCCGTTGATGATGTTAGGGATGTCTTAAACATAGGCGGCGCCGACATTCCAGACGAAAAGATTGTTAAGATGATTAAGAGGGCTGAAGTTGCCTTAGAGCTTGAGCTTGGAAGGGACTTGAACTACGCGGACTGCACGGAAGCCGAGAAGGAGGCTATTACGCTTCTTGCAGCCATATACGCCATATGCTACTTGACCGGCGGCTCGGCTGTCGGCTTAAACTTCACTTTAGGCGACAAAAGCATAAGCGTACTGAATAATGCTCCGCCCCTAAATGTTTTGCAGGGCGAGTTGGAGCGGATTCTGGCTGTTCTAAAACAGCCTTACGTGGGGAGGGTTTAAGCCCTTTGGGGAGTGTTCCAGAAGCCTATTACGCGTTTGTTATGGATTATGCGCCCTACGTTTATGTTGTTCCGCCAGACACTCCAGACCTTGAACGGGGAAGAGCCGTCTTTGCAGCAGCCTTCGCCATAGAATTCCTCTACGAGGCTTATTTTGCCAAGCAGTTTAGCAGCCGAAAAACAGCCATATACGAAAAGATTGTTTCGCTGGCGGATTGGATTTTAACCCAGCAATGCACAGACCAGCAAAAGGAGGCTTATGGCGGTTTCAAATCCGCCGAAAACAGCACACACTATTACGCCATAGACGCTTGCCGCGTTATTCCATCGCTTCTTAAAGCCTATGAGTTAACTGGCAATGGTGGCTATTTGGAGGCTGCAAGGCTTGCTGGAAACACCTTCCTAAAGGCTATGCAGGACAAGCAGCCCTACGGCGGTTTTGCAAGGGCCGTTGATGTTGGCGGGAATTGGCTTTTGCAGTTGGATGTTGAATGCCTTTACGGGCTTATTGGCTTAAAAATGCTTGCTGAGAAATATGACACTGCCAACGCAAGCCTATACCAAGGCATGATGGGGAAGGCTGTTGGCTTCCTCCGCGAGGGCTTTGAGGGCTTATGGCTTTATTACGACCCTTCTGATGGCAAGTGGCATCGTGTGGGCTTGGCGGAAAACGAGGTTTACGATGACTGTTTGGCTTACGCCCTTTTGGGCTTATACACCTATGAGGGTTGGAGCCCCACATGCCGAAAAGTTTACAGCTTCATTAACTCGATAAGTGCTTGTGGGCGTTATCCAGCCTACAATCCAGCCGTCTCATGGGCTGGCTACATAGACGTTGTTTCGCGTTCTCCAGCGTGCGACTATTATGACTGTGTTACTGCTGGCATCTTGTCAAGCATTCGCAAATATCATGACAAGCCAAGCCTAGCCTACAGCGCCAAAATCGTAGAAAAGCATGTTGAAAATTTCATGTTCTGGGGCGTGAAACACGCGGATTACAGCCCAGTCGAGAACAAGTGGGCTATGGCAACGGTCTGCTGGCTGGCAAGGCTTCTCCTCAAATATGAAGAGCCATTAACCCGCTTTACACAAGTGCTCAGGGCTCATGGCAAATGGGTTACGCTCTACCCCGTTGTGGCTGCCGGCGAATCCATAAGCTATGGCGAAGGCATAGAAATCCAAGCCCTTATAAGCCCAGCCCGAGCCGAAGAAGTTCTATTGGAGCCAGGCTACATCATAAACGACTATGTTACAGCCTACACTTTTACGCCCCTCCGCGTTCGGGATAAAATCCGAGTTGGCAGCACTGACTACGAGGTTTTAAGCGTTCAAGCTTTCGATTGGCGGGGTGACCCCGCCTATTACAAGGCTAGTTGTAGGAGGTTGAATGCATGAGCGATGTGCAAAGCCCGGTTGACGTTGTCGTCCAATTGTTGAGCGAAAACATGCATGTTGTCAAGGAGGATGGCAGCCTCGCCAACATCCAAGTTAGCCGTGAATGGCTAAGCCAAGAGGCTTTACAAAATGTTGATGGGCAAGTGACTGTTGGCTTGGCAGAGTGCCATGACCCAAAGCTTGATTTAAGCGGCAAACTTCGAAGGCGCTTATGCACAATACGGGTTAATGTTTGGAGCCGAGACCCGCTTATCCGTAGAAAAATGGTTGAAGAAGTAATGCGAGTTATCCGCGAGAACCGCAACAGTCCCGGCGGTTCTTTGGCTTATTTGGATGTGGTTAGTTACCGCGATTTGGACCGTGTTGATGTTAAGCCCTTCATTTACCGCGCGGAGTTCGTCCTGAAGTCATGGGTATTCGAGAATTTGGGAGTGTGATGGAGCGTGAGGGAGAATGCCTGAAACCTATGGGGCGCATGAATGCCGCGTGTATTTCGTGCAAGAAACGACTTATGGGCAGACGCCATCCAACCCAGCAATGATTGGAGTAAACGCGGAAAACATTGAGCCTTCCTTAAGCCCAAGCCTAATTCAAGTGCTGGGTGTTGGCAGCAGAGACTTGGCGGCTTTAAAACGGGGACTGTTAAAGCCGAGTTTAAAGGTTAGCCACATACTGCCCAGCGAAGCGCCTATAAGCTTTATTCAGCATGTGCAAACCCTAAACAGCCTAAGCCTACAGGTGCTCTACTATAAGGGGTTGTTTGCCTCAGCCACAGATATCATCAGCCTCCTCTACAAGGGAATGCGAATAGACAAGCTATCCGTGGAATGCAGCATAGAAGAGGTTGTTAAGGCAACCGTTGAGCTTATTGGACAAGACGTCACGGTTGGCACTGGCAAAATCACTGGAGCCACATACGCGGATTATGCCGGAGCATTTCCCTACCACCAGAGTCTTGTCCAGCGAGGTGCAGCAGACGGCTCAAACTTGTCGGCTGTTGAGCGTGTAACCGACTGGAAATTCACCATTGAAAACAACCTTAAACCAGTGCCAGTCATCCGCACAACCAGCGGACACATGCTCAAATATTTGCCAGCCCGCCACAGAGAGTTAAGCGGAGAACTAACCTTCGAGTTTGAAGACAAAAGCGAGTTCGACGACGTCATAAACGATGCGGAGTTCAGCCTAAAATTCGGCTTGGGCGGCTCAAACTATGCCCTTTTCAAGTACTGCAAATGGGAAAATGTTGCGGCGCCAACCCGCATAGAAGACCTTGTCAGCCTTAAAGCCCGCTTCATAGCCAGAGACGTGGTGATAGCCTAATGCGAACAGAAACCGTCGTGATAGGCGAAGAGTTTGGAAGGGAATACGCTGGCAAATACGTTTTCCAAGAACTTACATGGGCTAAGCGCAGCCGAATAATCCAAAAACACACAAAATACCATCCGCTAACGGGGCAGGTGCAGAGCAGCGACTACATAGCCATCCAAGCCGAAACAATAATGGCTAGCCTTAAAGAACAGCCACCAAACAAGCCCATAACATTGGAAAAGCTCCTAAGCGAAGAACCAGAAAAGGGCGTTCCAATAGCTCTTGGCGAATTGTTCAGCCAAATCGTAAACCGCCTAAACAATGTCAGCCTCGAAGAAGCCGCTTTTTTATCAGAGCCATCAGACGCCAAAAGCCAAACCCAACGCTTACAGAGTTCCGCCTCTGCAAAGAGTTCGGCTGGACACCAAGGCAGCTCGCCCGACAGCCAGCCAAAACCATCCAACAATTCATCGTCATCCTAAACGAGTTGGACAGGCAAGGTGAAGAGGAAAAAGCAAAGATGGAGCGGGAAACCCCGTTGGCGGTTGAAGTAAACATAGAAGTGGATGCCGAAGAGGGCTTGCAAGCCCTCCAACAGTTAGATGAGGCTGTGCTGAGGCATGTCCGCCAACAACTTGAACGTTGGGCTATGGAGGTCCGCGAATACTCGAAAACCCTAGCCCCAGCTAGGACGGGTTATTTGAGAAGCACAATTTACGCCAAAGTTCAAGAATGGACTGCCGAAATAGGCGCTGAAGCCTCCTACGCCATCTTCGTAGAGTTTGGCACCCGTTACATGCAGGCTCGCCCATACCTTTATCCCGCAGTTCAAGAGTTTCTACCAACCCTTGAACAGGTTATCCTCGAAGCTGTTGACAAGGCGAAGGCGGAGGCATGCTTGCCATGAGTTTCCGTGAAATAGCCATAACAGTTCGTGCCATAAACCGTGCAAGCAGCGAGTTTGCAAGAATCCAAACAGACGCCGAAGCCTTAGGCGTCCGCATTAGAAGCCTCGGCGTAGCCATGGCTGGTTTGGGCGCCGCTGGCTCTGCTGTTGTGCATTTAGCCCACCAGTTCGGCTTGCTAAACAGTGAACAGACAAGAACCTTGGCAAGCTTCACATATCTTGTCACCACAATCGGCATGTTTATGCGCACCAGTTGGGGCGCCGCTGTAGCCCAGAAAGTTTACGCTGCTGCTGGATTGCCAACGCCGCCCAAAACGCCCTAAACATCAGCTTCGCCACGTTTCTGGCTTTGACAGGCGTTGGAATAGCCGCAATAATTGGGGCTGCCGCGGCTGTATCCTATTTCGCCAGTCAAATGCGCAGCGCCACAGAATCCGTTAAAGAATACAACGAGGCTGCAAGCGGGCTTTACGCTGGTTTTGCCGGAAGAAGCATTCGCCGTGCTGGTGAAGAGGAACTTTATAGGCGGGGAGTGGAATAGCCCATGAGCGTTGACGCTCCAAAGATGGCTGTAGCTTTTGGACAGTATGGCATCCCACAAGCCGACGTTATCGAGTGCAGGGTGCATCTTGGCTGCACAAAAGAGGTCAGCAGCTTTGAACTGTTACTGCAGAACTGGGATGGCAAATACAGCCCAAACGGTTCCATTCCACTGGCTGTTGGGATGGACGGCTCCATCTCTATTGGTAGAGGCGCGAACGTTCCGCAGATAATAACTTGCCGGATTGAAAGCCTAAAATATGAGTCTACGCCTGCGGAGCATTACCTTCGGGTTAGCGGAAGATGTTGGGGTGAACGCCTTTTCCGCCGGGTTTTCACCGGCACTTTTGAAAACATGAAGGGCGAAGAAATAGTCAAGCATTTGCTGGATTATTATATTGGTTTAAGCCACACTCGGGAAGGCGCAGAGCTTGTTGAAAGCACAGACACCACCTATGTCAAATTGGAATATTCGAACACGCCAGTCTTCGACATTATCCGCCAAGTTGCTGGTTCAGCCGACAAAAGCGGCGTTATAGGCTACGATTTTCGTGTAGCCCCCGACGGCAAATTCGAGTTTTTCAGGCGGAACAGCAAAACATGCAGCGTAAGCCTAACTGACCGTATTGAGGTAAGCGAATACAGCCTAGACATTCACCGCATAAGAAACAAAATCTACGTTTATGGAGCGGCTGAAAAGAAAGTGCCTTCAGACGCCAATGAGGACGGTTGGACGGAGTCCACAAGTGGCTGGTATTCAAATGGCACAATAGCCGCGGAAACGAACCACGTGGGCGAAGATGGGCAAAAGAAATACACGGATTCCCTTTGTGTTTATGCTTATGGCGGTGGCACAACCAGCGAAATTTGGCTCTACCGCGAGATTGGCGGCTTAAAATTCAATGGACAAGACGGTTTTAAGCAGGTAAATGTTTGGCTTAACTGGACAAGATACGGCAGTGTCCAGCCAACATCCGCCAAATGCATCCTTTGGCAAACAGAAAATGACCGTTTCGAAATGGACATTAAGCCACTGCTGCCTCCGCAAGCCACTTGGGGCAAACTTGTTCTTCGCACAGACCAGCCCACATGGGCTAAGGTGGGCAACGCTGACTGGCGCAACCCGGTAAACGCCATAGGCTTCTACATTACCCACACAGAGGGCTGCATTCCAGTTTTGAGGCTTGACCACTTATACTTTTCAGACTGCCGCTATTCAGCAGTGCAGGAAGATGCCAACAGCCAATCGGCTTACGGCTTACGTGAGTTGACGGAGACGGATGAGGAGCTTAAAAGCGACAACGAATGCATGTTAAGGGCTAAAGCCCTCCTAGACTATTATAGGAGTCCAGCAGAACAATTAACCATAAAAAGC